CTTATAATTGTTTTAGGGTTTTTGGTGGGTGTGTCGCTGGTGTGTCGCGGTGTTGATAGTGGGTGTTTTTGGGGTGTGTCGCGGTGGTTGGTTGCGGGTTGTCCGGTGGTTGGTTGCGGGTTGGCCGGTGGTTGCCATGGGTTGCTATGGGTTGCCTTAGGGCAATTACAAAAAAGGTAGGGAAAAACACACAAGCCCGCGCTTGGCTGGCGGTGGTCATTCGGCATCACACCGGATCACACATCCTTTGCGGGCTGGCTGTCACCTTGGATCATAGCGATCATGGGACAAAATCAGGGACAATTTGATAGTGGCGGGGTGGGTGCCTCATGTGAACATAGGGTGAACACACGGTGAACAGAAGGGGAACGGGGGATTTTTGCGGGAAGTATAACGTAATACCCTGACAGATTTTTCTGCCAAAATGAGCCTGAGACCCCTAGAGGTTATATCTCTAGAGGTCTGGCTCAACGTCAGTAGCTAAAGGAGCCAGAAGGGCTACCGACAGAGTTCTCAAGACACCGACAGCACCATAGTGATACCTACAGTCACATAAGGTAACCATAGTATCATATAGTTTATAACTAGAGAGAATAACCTCATTGTCTAATCCTTGTTGTTATCACTCTCAGTATCTATAGTTATCTATAGTTATCTATAGTTATCTATAGTGTCTTTTTTGTCCCTTTATACATCTAGTGCGTCCTAATTGATCCAGTTGGGCTTATAGGAGCCTTTTTCTCTTGTCGTACTAAAGGCATTGTCCATGTATGAGGTCAGTTGTTGTTGCATCCACTCAGACTTTATGTCGTCTTCAGTGGCCTGTTGATCGGCAGACATCTGTTCTACCCAATAGGCAACTGCCATACTGAGAGCGTCTAGCCTATCGTCATGCCTCAAGCTTCCCTTTTGGTAACTCACGCGGGTCATTTGATACACTAGGCTCTTATGTAACCTGTCGTGACTGTCGTACTTCTGGATGGTCTTCCAGTCACTTTCGATAACGCTTGGGTCAAACACAAGTCTATGTCGAGCCATCACAGGCTCTATAGTGTCGATGATCCTACGCTCCTTCTGTGTGGAGTGTCGTACCTCTTCCATCATACAAGGGTGAATCTTGTTCAGAACTGGCTGAAGCATCTTGGTGTACATACCGTCACCAAAGTTACTCTCGACAATCACATGGTTAACATTGTGTTTCTTAGCGATGTAACTGAGTTCTGTGAGGGTATCGTCATCATAACCACCTTGGATACCACCACAGGCAACCACGAACTGGATAGAGTTAAGCATCTTGACCACTGCGTAGCCTGTCTCATCCTTACCTCTACCAGAGGGGTCAATAGACATCACACAGCCTGTGTACGGAGCGAATGTCTCCCCGATGTTCATCGGTGGGTACATCCTATCGCCACTCATAGCTACATTAGTAAGCTCATTGAGAACCTTGTCCTCATTCGGCCCCCAAGCGACCTTCAGTGGCCCTTCCTCTGGATCACAAGCCATGATGACTAGATCGCGTACCTTTAATGGGTAACGCTCTGTGTCAGATAGCTGGGTGTTCAACTGGAACTGCATGGCGAAACCAGACTTACCGTAGGAAGCCTCACGCTCTAACAGGTCTTGGTTATCGAACCTGAGAGGGTCTGTAGGGTCACCAGCGTTCACACCCTTGAGTGTCTTAAAGTAAGGGGCTAATGCACCGCCGTACTTAACTGTCTGGTCTTGTGTAGGCATCCTTGCGGGCCACACACGGGTCTCATAGCCTCTTTCGTCCATCTTGTTGTACAGACTGTCCTCACACTGAGGTGTACCTAGATACAATATCCGGCTTTCATCGTCTGGCTTCAAGATAGCATCGAACTCCTTGACCAACTCAGAGAGCTTGTCGCGCATCTGTTGTGTCGCAGAGTTATTAAGTACCTCAATATCGTCAGCAATGATGAGGTCAGCGCGGGAGCCTGTTAGCTGCCCTGTGATACCCACAGACTTCACTGAGGGGCTGTGAGAGGCTTTGGCTGGGGCTACGTCAAAAGCAATCTTAGAGTTACGCTGGTCACCAGAGGGGATCAGGTACTCTAGTCCGTCTAGCTCTTGGATAAGTCTCTGCGTAAACGTAGAGAACTGATCGGCACGATCCTTAGACGCTGAGACAACTAGGATTTTTTCTTCGGGGTCACAGAGTAACCGCCAGACAACATAAGCAGATGTGATGTGGCTTTTGCCCACACCACGAAACGCTTGTACCATAGACCGCTTGGGGCCACTCATAATATACTTGGATATGTCTTTTTGCACGGGTGTAGGGTCTGGTAACCCTAGGTGCATATGTACTAGATGAAGGAATGTCCTGAAATCTGATCGTATCTTTCTATGATACTCAGTATCTGGGATTGTAACAGCCATGTTCGCGTAACCTCTTCTGGCTCGTAGGAGCCTCGTACAGCGAATCTACACCCTTCAGGCTACGAGGGTAGCTCAGTGGGTCTTAGAGGGGGCTGTACGGGCTTCCTAGAGGGTTTATTCTTGTTGTTGACGGAGTATATCGGCTAATTCTTCCGCTCTCTTGCCAACTTGACGGGCATAGCGTGAATCTAGGAGTTCTTTGGCTGCTAGTTCGTATTGACCGGCTTGGATAGCACCAAGCATGAGTTGGAACTTCATCAATCTACTGATACCCATGTTGAAACAGAGGTTCACTAGGGTCTCTTGGACTTCTGTAGGTAAGTTTTCAAAGTAATTTAAGCGTTCCATGAGTTCATTGAGGCAAAGCTCTATGTCTTCATCAAGCATCTGCATGGCTGTCTCTTTAGAAATCCCTCTGTCTTCGATGTTTCGACCTACTCCTAGAGTTAATTTACCCGCTGTACATTTGTAAGGGAGTAATTTTAAACCTTCATGGCGTATCAGAGTGTTTCTGAGGCGTTTTGCGTTCATTTTTTAGGAAAACCTTTTTTCATTGCTGAATATGATTTTGCAGAGACTGTGCTTTTCGCTTTGGTGTTTGATGTACCGGCTTTTTTCTTGGCGTTGATGTTGGCGTAAAGACCTTTTTTCATTTAGAAACTCCTGATTTCTTTTCGTATGTTCTCAACGCACCCATTCCCAAAAGGCTGAGAACAAGAGGCATTAGGCTGTCTAGTGGTAGTTCGGGGAGGGGTTGGGTCTGGACATTGAACACTGTCAGTCCAAACAGAATGAATTGTTTAGCTACATATTCCCAGAATATAGCCAAGGCACATGACATACCTATAAGTGGTCTCCAAGATCGCTGCATGATCCCCCCGATGCCTGTGGCTGTCGATTTGGAATCTGCTAGGTTGATCTCCATCTGCTTGAGTTTTAGTTCGTTCTCAAGGGACTGGAGTTTTACTTGGACTTGGGCTTTCTCTTCGTCACTTGTGTGTAGATCGTCAATGATCTTACCGACAGAGCCTACAAGACCGCCTGATAATAGTTCTGTGATCATGTTAGTGTCCCTTTCTTCAAAGGTTCGCATTTCCAAGAGATAGCTTTCCAGCCATTCATGTACTCGTGAACGGCAGTCGCCATCTCCATAGCTCTATTTTCACATTGGTTATAAGTTGTGATTGGGTGCCTAGTGTTTTCTAGTTCTAAGCAACGCTGCGGGTCTGTTATGAGACACGCTAAGACAAGGACTTTGTACATCATAAAGCCCCCGTGAAAATCATCATAAATAGGATTAAACCAGCCAGTGCTATACCTACACACGCTGCCCAATAGAAGGCTATGAGACAGCTATCTATGAAAGCTTCACGCTCTCTAATAGCTTGTTTCCTTGCTTCCACCCTTTGTTTTCTTACTTCGGCGCAATACTTGACATAATCGGGGTACATATTTGGACGACCCAAGAAAATCATCATCTCGCGCAGCTCAGTTTCTTTAGCTTTGATCTGATCCCTTGCCAGAAAACTTTCTAAATCTGAGTTTGCTGGGTTATTTTTAGAACCATCTTTTCGGGCTTGGTTATCGATAGCGTCTTTTGCGTTAGTGAAATCGGAGATGGCTTTCCCTGCGTTTGCAAGGTCTCTCCCGTTCTCCACACATTTTTTTAAAATAGAAAAAGCGGCATTAGCCGCCGCCAGTTCTGCCAGCATTTTGAGTACCCCGCTAATGCGTAAAGTTGGTCTCCTCATTGTTCTCACTGGCATCGAACATAGGAAGGGATGCTGCGAGGTTAGCCAGTGGGCTATCCTGTGCAGCTACTGCTTCAATTCCATTATCCTTTAGGAATTTTGTTGCCACAGATAACTCTGCGGCTGTGGCTTCCCCAGATCGGACACGGCTCAAGAGTTCTTGAGCTATGCCTTCATGGAGATCACCAAGTGTTTTACTGGATGCTGCCATTGTTACCTCTGTCTGTTATTTGTTTAACTGTGCGACCACAGCCAACACAGTATTT